GTTAGGTATCCCGATGGCGTATACGGCGATAGTTCGTTGGCTCAGGATGGGAGGAATCGCTGTCGACGTGGAATCGCTGGTTGTATCGGCGTTTGTGGCTCTTGTGTGGCCACTGACGGCGTCTTTAATAGTGGGGGCTTATCTGTGGGCCTATTTCAATAAAGGGCGTTAAAATGCCTGCCAAGGCCCCTAGAGCGTGTGCTAAGTGTGGCAAGAGAACGCAGGGTAAATGCAAGCGATGTTACGCAGACAGGGACAGGGCGAGGGGGACGGCACATGAGCGAGGTTATACGGCGGACTGGCGCAAGGCTCGCAGGCTATACCTCAGCGACAACCCGCTATGCAAGGGGTGCCTAGGTCGGGGCAAGGTGAATGGTGCGACGGTTGTAGACCATATCGAACCGCACCGCGGCGATATGGTGCTGTTCTGGATGCGATCGAACTGGCAGCCGCTCTGTAAGTGCTGCCACGATAAAAAGACAGCGAGCGGAAGATAGACGCCGGCAGTCGGCGATTCCTTATTGAGACTGAGACATCGAAGGCAAGCGATTGAGCGCCCTAATATTGAACAGTCGAGCGAATCGAGCGAACCCCTCTAGCTGGGGGCGACTGCCAATATGGCAGGGGGCATGCCATTTTGACAGGCCCGGTGTGCCGAGACCGCCTCGCAGCCGCGCACTTTTTTTCGCGTATTTCAAGCGATTCAGGCGATTCCTGGGAATAGATTCGAGATCGACGCTCACGATGTGCCAAAACGGCAGGTTGACGCGTTGACAGTAAACACAAACGGTGTACGATTTCAGGGCGCGTAAGCGAGGAACCGAAACCCTTATTGAGACTGACTAATGAGCGCTGATGCAGACATGAGAGATACCCTCGAGACGATCGCTGAAATGCTGCCGCTTTCACATCGCGAGATGAAGTTAGCCGAAATGGTCGTCTTTGGTTACGCCAATGGGCAGTTGAGCCTCCTAGAGGAGGTCGAAAGCGACCCCGACTGGTGGGGCGAGAAAGCGGCCAAGGCGTGCAAGGCGGTGGATTGCTAATGCCTGCCGGGCGACCCCCTAAGCCTCAGACGATTCGCACGCTCGAGGGCAATCGATCAAAGCGAGAGATACCCGCCGAGATCGAAGCCGAAGGCGTACCCGTCAAACCCGCTGGATTATGCGAGATCGCGTCGGCTCACTGGGACACTGTTACCGGAAACATACACGGATGGGGCATCGCAACGCGGGCGGATTCGGCGTCGCTCGAGCAAATGTGCCGCTATTGGGCGTTATGGCAGTCGGCGATGAGCTTATCTGAGAACGATCCTAGCGACAAGAACGCGAGACTCGCGACCGTCGCCTACGGCGATCAGTGGCGAAAGCTGGCGGTTGAGTTCGGTTTGACGCCGGTTGCGAGGACTCGAATAGCGATTCAAGAGCTTAAGAAGGTTGACGCGTTAGAGGACTTTGTGGCGAAGGGGGCGAATTGACGTTAACGGCGCAACAGCGAATCGATACCGAAGCGATGATTCGCACCGAAAGCGATAAGCGTGCTTACGAGCTAGGCTACTGGTTCGATGTCGACGCCGCTGCGCATGTTTGCGAGTTCTTCGAGCGTTACCTATATCACACGATGGGGATCCACGCGGGGAATCGATTCTCGCTCTTAGATTGGCAGCGCAACGAGATCATGGCTCCGCTGTTTGGTTGGCGGAAGCCGGACGGTACACGGCGATTCAGTAAGGGCGATGTCTTCGTTGCGAAGAAGCAGGGAAAAGCGCTCGCGGTAGATACGCCGATTGCGACGCCGGCGGGCTGGACGACAATGGGCGAACTATCGCCTGGCGATCAAGTCTTTGACGACAATGGGCTACCTTGCAACGTGGTTGCGGTAACCGAAGTGCAGAAAGGTCGCCCATGTTATGAAGTGACGTTTACGGATGGTGAAACGATCGTCGCCGACGCCGAGCACGAGTGGTGCGTACATCCGCGATGGCGAAAGCCGGCGATATTGACAACAAAACAGATGACCGGGAGGACGTGGATTGATTGCAAGGGCAGTGAAGGACGACGCTATGCGGTGTCCATAGCGGGGGCACTTACCCTTGACGACGCCGATTTGCCGATCGATCCTTACACGCTCGGTGCGTGGCTTGGCGATGGTCATTCGGCAACAAACCGACTGACGTGCGCCGAATCTGACGCTGAGATCGTGCTTCAAATTGCAAACGCTGGGTACTTAGTTCGGAGTCATCGTTATCAATCAAAGCCGGGTATATTGACCACGACGATAGGGCTTAAAAACGGTGAATCTGAGTCACTGATTGTCGCGTTGAGGGATACCGGCCTAATCAACAATAAACACATTCCTCGGGAGTACTTTCGCGGTTCGTATTCCCAGCGGCTATCGCTAATGCAAGGAATGATGGACACTGATGGGCACGTAGGTAAATGCGGCCAATGCGAGTTTACTAGCACTAAACTGAGGCTGGCTGACGGGTTTATGGAGCTAGCCTATTCGCTTGGTATGAAGCCGCGAATGACAATCGGTCGCGCGACAATCGCTGGGCGTGACTGCGGACCGAAATACAGAATACAGTTTTACTCATACCAAGACGATCCATGCGTTAGCTTGCAGAGGAAGGTCGCGAGGCTCAAGCCGACGCCCGAGAGGGCAACCCGCGCCCGTAGGCGTCACATCGCTTCGATAGCGCCCTGTGCGAGCGTTCCTGTTAAGTGCATTCAGGTAGATAGCCCGTCAAGGCTGTTTCTGTGCGGTGAAACGCTGATACCGACGCACAACAGCACCCTAGCCGCCGGGCTCGCTTGTTACTACCTAGTTACCGGCGGTCAGCGAGCAGAGATCTATGGGGTTGCCCACACACGAGAGCAGGCGGGAATCATTTACCGCGAGGCCGCCGCTATGGCCCGTACATCGCCGCAACTCAGCGAGCGACTGAAACCCGTCGACTCCCAAAAACGCGTCGTATATCGCGGCACAGGGTCATTCTACGCGGCGTTAGCGGGTGAAGCGTGCTCGCGCGGGGTCGAGGGAATCAATCCGAACCTGGTTATCATCGACGAGATCCACGTTCAGCGATCCCGCGAGCTCTACGACGGGCTCGCTTACGCGTCGGCCGCGCGACCAAACTCGCTAATGCTATCGGTTTCAACGGTAGGCGTTGCCGACCAGACTACGATTTGGTGGGAGCAATACCAATACGCGAAAGGCGTTATTGACGGAACGCTGATAGATCCTCACCGGTTCGCCTACGTCGCCCAAGCTGATCCTGACTGCGCCGACGATTGGGCTAAATGCGGGCGGGTCGAGGAGTGGCGGAAGGCGATGCCATCACTGGGCCACACTGTCAGCGAAGACAAGATCCAAGACGCCTATAACGAAGCGAGCAATTCGCCATCGAAGCAGAATGCGTTTAAGCGGTACTTGCTCAATATCCCTACCGCTCAAGTCGAAAAAGTCGTTCCGATCGAGAATTGGAAGGCGTGCGAATCGCCAGAACCGGAGCTCGCCGGGCGAAAGTGCTACGGCGGTTTGGATATGGCGTCGAGCGAGGATCTAACGGCGTTCGTTCTCTATTTCCCCGCCGACGACGATAACTCCGCTTACGTCGTTAGCTGGTTCTGGTGTCCCGAAGACAAGATAGCCGATCGAGAGCGAAAACAGCTCGCGCATTATCGACAATGGGTCGACGACGGGTATCTAAACGAAACTAGCGGCGCTCGAATCGATCACAGCGAGATAGAGCGGGCGATTCGCGATATCTGCGACGCCTATAACGTTCAAGAGATCGGCTTCGATCCCTGGAACGCTGATGCCGTTGTTAATCCGCTACTCGAGGACGAATACCCGGTTACCCAGGTGAGCCAATCGATGAACGCGATGACAGCGGGAACGCAAGGGATCCTCGACGAAATCAGCGAGAAGCGGTTACATCACGACGGTAATCGAGTTCTGACATGGTGCCTGGCGAACTGTGCCGCGGATCAGCGAGACGACGGGATTAAGTTCAGCAAGGGCAAGTCGGCGGACAAGATAGATGGCGCGGTAGCGTTGGCGATGGCTAAAGGTAGGGCGTTGGCTGGCGTTGAGGACGTCGCGCCGATGATATTCTAGGGGACGCTTGATGTTAGATAAGCT